CGGATTACTTCTCGGCGCGCGTGCAATGCGGTTGTACTTGTTGGCGGGCGCACGAACACGAATGTTGCAGATCAGGAGTACGCGAACTTCGGATACTCGATTAACGCGGCAACATCGCCGACCGCTAACCAGTTCAATGTTACGTCTGGCTCGATCCTCAAAAGTCAAGTCGGTGGTTCTTTCATGCAGGCGTTCGCCGCAGGGGACTACATTCGATATATCTTTCGCACGCAAAACGCAAACCGTGGCATGGAGGCTAACTCGCAATCGTTTGTCGGCCTTCAGGAGATTTTGTAATGCGCTCCGATGCCGCCGCAATTCTCACCGCGATGGGCTTCTTTGTTGACGTTGATTTCGTGGCCGGAAGCAATCCGGACGGATCGCGCGCGATTACGTGGCGCTCGCAGCAGCCGCAGCCGACCGAAGCCGAGATCGACGCTGCGGCGCTGCCGGCGTACAAGGCGCACTACCGCGCACTAGTCCGCAGCACCGCGCTCGCCCGCATCCGCGCGAAGTACGGCGAGGACGACGTGCTGTCGCTGGTCGCAGGCGCCTACACGTCCGCATCCGCCGCCGAGGCACAGGCGTGGATTGGCGCGATGCGGGCGAAAGTGGTAACGACCATCGGCCAGATCAACGCCGCAACGACGGAGGCGCAACTCGATGCCGGATGGGCCGCGCTGACGTGGCCGGATGCGCCGGCCGGTGAACTCGTCCACGACGAAGCGGACTTCGCGGATCGCCTCGCACAAGCCACCGCGTTGCGTGCTGCCGTGGCGCAGGCCGACACGGACCTGACCGCGCTCATGGCGACGTCCGGTGCGCTGACGACGTCGCAGCTTTCGACGTACCTGCGCCGCACGGCCGCAATTTTGCGTGGAGTCGTCCGGCACGTCAGCCGGATGACGTAAGCAATGGCCGCGTTCGGCGGGCGCGGCAGTTTCGGCTCGCGCGGGGCATTCGGCGCGGGCGTTCCGGTTGCCGTCGCCGATGGCGCCATCACTGGCACCGCCTCTCTCGCCCTAACGGCCGCCGCGGCATCGTTCACCGCACGCACCACCGGCACAGCAAACCTCGCCATCACCGGCAGCGCCGCCGTCAAGGCGCTGCTCGGCGGCACCGGCGGGCTGGCCATCACCGCCAGCGCCGCGTCCTTCCGCGGCATCGTCCCCGGCACGGCCGGCCTCGCGTTCTCAGCCTCCGGCACGCTCTCCGGCCTGCTGCCGGGGCAGATCACCGGCACCGCGTCGCTCGCCTTCACGGCGGCCGCCGCATCGTTCACCGCCCGCACAACCGGCACTGCGGGCCTCGCATTCACCGCCGCCGGCACGCTGGTGGGCCTCCAGGTCGGCGCGCTCACCGGCACCGCGCTGCTCGAGCTCGTGGCCGCGGCCACGCTGCGCAACCGCGCCGCCGTCTGGGGCCAGCCGGCAACCGGCGCCTATGCCATCGACAGGCCGGGCCGTCCGGCAATGGTCAGCACCCGCATCCGCACCGCCGCGTCAACGCGCAGGAGACGAAACTAGATGGGCCTTCGCATCGTCACCCAGCCCACCGTCGAGCCCATCACGCTGGCCAACCTGCGCCTGCACCTTGGCATCGAGCCGTATGAGGTCGACAGCTCCGGCCAGGGAGACCACCCGCACGACGGCATGATCATGGCCATGCTCACCGCCGCGCGCGACTTCGCGGAAAAGTTCACCGGCCGCAGCATCGCGCTCAAGACCTGCGAGCTCACGCTCGACGCCTGGCCGGATGCCGAGATCGAGCTCCCCAACCCGCCGCTCGTCTCGATCGAAAGCCTCAAGTACGTCGACTCCGACGAGGAGTTGCAGACCATCGACAGCACCAACTACACCACCGACCGCGGCGACGAGACCGCCGGCTGGCTGCTGCCCGCAACGTCCTACACCTGGCCCACGGCGGCCTCGGTCGCCAACGCCGTGCAGGTGCGCTACCGCGCCGGATACCAGGTGCCCGAGCCCGACAGCTCCGCCGAGGACGCAGACGATCTCCCCGGCGCCATCCGCGCCGCCCTGCTGCTCATGGTGGGCCACCTGTACGAGCACCGCGAGGCCGTGGCCGATAAGCAGGTGGTCGAGATGCCGCTCGCCGTCGACACCCTGCTGCGCCCCTACCGCGTGCGCCTGGGCATGGCCTGATGCGCGCCGGCAAGCTGCGCCACCTGGTCACCTTCCAGGTGCCGGTGGTCACCGTCGACAGCAACGGCGAGGCCACGGAGGAGTGGACAGACTCCTTCGGCGGCCAGGAGATCAGCGCCTCGATCGAGCCGCTCTCCGGCCGCGAGCTCGTCGCCGCGCAGCAGGTGCACAGCCGCGTGACCACGCGCATCATCGTCCGCTACCGGCCGGGCATCCTGCCGGAGATGCGCATCGTGCACCGCGGCGTGCTGTACAACATCGAGGCCGTGGTGCCCGATGCCGAAAGCGGCTACCGCCACGCCACGCTGCTGTGCTACTCCGGCACCAATGAGGGTTAGCGTCCCGCCAGACCCGGTGCTGGGCCGCTACCGGGGCCGCACGGTGGTCCTCGCCGCCAGCGGGCCAAGCCTCACCGGGTGGGATCTCGACCAGGTCCGCGCCTCCGGCCTGCCGCTGGTGGTCGTCAACAACACCTGGCAGCTCGCCCCGTGGGCGGACATGCTGGTGGCCATGGATACCGCCTGGTGGCGCGGCTATGGCGAGCGCGCGGCGGCGGAGTTCGCCGGCCTGCGGGTCGGCTTTACCGCCACCTGCACCAAGTTCGGCGCCCAGGCCACCGTGTACGGGCACGTGGTCAGCAACTTCGGCAACAGCGGCGCGGCCAGCATCGCGGTGGCCGTGCGCGCCCGCGCCGCCCGGGTGCTGCTGCTGGGCTTCGACGCGAGCTTCGATGCCGGCCGCATGCACTGGCACGAAGACCACCCCAAGCCGATGTCCAACCCGCAGGCCAGCGTCGGCCGCTGGCCGGTGCAGTTCGGCCGCGTTGCGGAGCACGCCCGCAAGGGCGGGGTGGAGGTCATCAACTGCAGCCGCCGCACCGTGCTGGAATGTTTCCCGCGCGCTGAACTCGAGGAGGCCTTACGAAGCGCCCTGTCTTCTGGATGCTCGACGAGCGCAACGTCTGGTGGCGCGACGCCATCGCCGCCGCCGAGCGCTTCGGCTACACCGGCCGCCGCATCGCCAGCGGCGTAGAGGTCCGCGCAAGTCCGCCCGGCAGCCTCGGATTCATCCGCCCGCACGCGGACTGGCGCATCCTGCCGGTCAACCAGTCGCAGGACTGGCCCGCCATGAGCGCCCACGTGCCCATGGTGCAGGACGCCGCGCAGGTGGAGGTCTACGAGAGCAAGTCCGAGCAGTTCCGCCGCTGGGCCCGGTGGATGCCGGCCACCTGGCGCTTCACCGAGCTGGAGCCCGCGCTCGCGCTGGCCGCGCAGGCGGACTACCCGCTGGTGAGCAAAGCCGACGTCGGCGCAAGCTCCGTCAACGTCCGCATCCTCGCCAACCGGGCCGAGGCCGAGGCGCACCTGCGGGCGCTCTTCGGCCCCGGCGTGCCGGTGAGCCACGGCGCCGAAAAGGCGCCCAAGACCACGCAGCGCGGCTATGCCCTGCTGCAACGCTTCATCCCGCACACGGTCACCTGGCGCGTCAACGCCATCGGCCGCGCGCGGGCGGTGTTCAAACGCTACTGCTACCCGGACCGGCCGGTGGCACAGACCGGCAACGTCGAGCCCGCCGACGAGCGCACGCCCGGGCTCGACAGCCTGCTCGCCTACGCCGACCAAATCTTCGAGGCCATCGGCACCCGGTGGTGCGCGCTCGACATCCTGCAAGACGGAGACCAATGGACGCTGCTCGAAACCAGCCTCGCCTGGCCGTGGCCGAGTCCGGGCCGGTGCAACGAGGGGCCGATCTTCCGCAGCCCGTACCGCTGGATCCAGATCTGGGACGCCATGTTCGCGGAAGCGCAGGCCGGCGCCTTCTCCGCCGCGTCGCCCGCCGCGGTTTCGTGCTCTACGTGAGCCTCAACATGATGACCTGCGCCGTCGTCTTCTTCTGGGACGCGCGTCCACGTGAAACAGTGAGCGGCCTGCTCGGGCGCTGGAAAACACACGGCGGCCGCGCCGCCCGCGCCGTGGCAACGCCGCTCGCGTGGGTGGTCGACCGGCTGTACTGGTGGGAGCCGGATCACTGCGTCGCCGTGTTCCGCGAAGAGCTCGCCGCCCGCCGGCAGCTGTACCAGGACTGGCCGCATCCGTGATCAGCTTTGTCTGCTTCAAGTGGCAGCCCCGGCACGGCTACCGCAGCACGTATCCGGCCTCGACCGTCAACACCCTGCGCAGCATGGTGGCGCGGCACTACCAGCAGCCGCACCGCTTCATCTGCGTCACCGACAAACCGGCCGGCATCGACCCCGGCATCGAGATCGTGCCGCTGTGGAGCGATCACGCGGAGCTCGCCAACCCCAGCTTCCGCACCGGCCCGAGCTGCTACCGCCGGCTCAAGGTCTTCGCGCCGGAGATGGACGCCGTGCTCGGCAGGCGCTTCGTCTGCATGGACCTCGACACGGTGATCTGCGGCCCGCTCGAGCCGCTGGTCGACCGGCCGGAAGACTTCATCGCCTGGCGCAACCCGGACCCGCGCTGGCCGATCAACGGCAGCCTGTTCATGCTGCGCGCCGGCAGCCGGCCGCAGGTCTGGGAGCGCTTCGACCCCGCAACCAGTCCGCGCGAGGCGCACGCCGCCCGCTGCTACGGATCGGACCAGGGCTGGATGAGCTACATCCTCGGCAGCGGCGAAGCGAGCTGGGGCCCGGAAGACGGCGTCTACAGCTACAGCCAGGACATCTGCAAGATGGGCAACCACCTCCCGCGCAATGCCCGCGTCGTGTGCTTCCACGGCAGGTGGGATCCCTGGGAGCCCATCGTGCACAAGGTCGCGCCGTGGGTGGCGGAGCACTACCGATGACCTGGCTCATCGCCGCCGCGCTGCTTGCCGGCGCCGCCTGCGGCTTCGTCCTCGGCTTCTGGACCTGCGCCATGCTGCTGGAGAACTGAGCCGTGCCCGACGAGATCGAGCTCAAGCTCGAAGGCGTTGACGAGCTGCTCGCCGCCCTGCGCGGCATGCCGCAAAAGCTCCGCAACCGCGCCATCCGGGCGGCGCTGCGCAAGGCCGCGCGCGTCATCAGCGTCGACGCCAAGAGCCGCACGCCGGTCATGCTGGCGCCCGTGCCGTTCCGCCGCCCCGGCACGGTCAAGCGCCGCATCAGCGTCCGAAACAGCAAGTTCGCCCGCCAGGCCGGCGACGAAGGCGTCTTCGTCGGCGTCAAGCCGCTGCGGGGCAGGGCGGACACGCGCCGCTACGGCAAGGCAAGCAGCCGCAACCCCAACGACCCCTTCTACTGGCGCTTCCTGGAGTTCGGCACCCGCAAGATGACCGCCCGCCCGTTCCTCGGCCCCGCCGCCAATGCCAAGGGCAACGAAGCCATCCGCAGCTTCCTCCGCGAAAGCCTGTCGGCGATCGAGAAACTCAACCGCAAGGGGGCCTGACGTGACCGGCGAGCAGCAGCTCTACCGCATCCTCGATGCCGACACCACGCTGGCCGGCCTCGTGGACCAGCGCATCTACCAGGACATCATCCCGCAGCCCGATGCCCTGCCGGCGGTCGTCTACAGCCGCAGCGGCACCGAGCCGGTCACCACCATCCACGGCGCGGTGGCGGCGTCTTTCGCGCAGATCCAGATCCAGGCGTGGGCCAAAACCCGCGCCACCGCGGAGGCCGTAGCCGCCGCCATCGTCGCCGCGCTCGACGCCGAGGGCGAGCCCTACGCCGCCCGCAGCGCCCTGTACGACGACGAGACCAAGTGCCACGGCATCGCCATCGATGTCGTGCTGTTCGAGACCTGAAAACACGCGCGCCGTCGTGGCAGCGCGCCGCCTCGCGCTGCAGCTTCCAAACCGGCCTCCTCCGGTCGCGGCTGCGCCGGGCAGCCAACGGCGCACCCCGGCACCCAATTCCTGACTCTGCGCCCCGCGCAGCGCTTCGCCCGCGTCGGGCGTTTTTCTCCTTCGGAGCACCACCATCATGACAACGCCGATCCTCTGGAAAAACGTGGCCGTCGCAATGCAGTCCGCGATCGGCGCCACCAAGACCATCACCGGAATCACCATCGCCACCGACGGCACGCTCGAGGTCGCCAGCACCTCGCACGGATTCGTCAGCGGCGACTACGTGCTGATCCTCGCCTCCGGCATGACCGAGGTCAACAAGCGCATCTTTCGCGTCGACAACGAGACCAGCAACACCTTCGAACTCGAGGGCGAAGACGGCACCGACTACACCGCCTTTACCAGCGGCACGGCGCAGAAAATCACCTTCGGCACCAGCATCGCCACCATGACCACGGTCAACGCCGGCGGCGGCGAGCCCGATCAGATCGACGCCACCACCATCCACGACACCCAGCGCACGGTGCTCTATGGCCTGCCGGCGGCGACCAGCTACACCTTCGACAACATCTGGGATCCCTCGGATGCCGGCCTCGTGGCCCTGAAAAGCGCCAGCAACAGCCAGGCCGAGCGCGCCTTCAAGTTCACCTTCGGCACCGGCGGGCGGATCTTCCTGTTCTACGGCCAGTGCTCGGCGGGCCTGAACCCCACCGGCACCGCGCAGGGCCTCGTGACCACCTCGGTCAGCATCAGCGCCACGGGAGCGAGCACCACCTACTCGAGCTGACCCGGTGAGCAAGCTCTCCGAGCGCATCCTCAAGGCGCGCGAGCTCAAGGTCGAGGCGGGCGGCGTCACGTTCATCGTGCGCCGCCCGGCGGAGTGCGACCTTGCGGACTTCCGCGGCAGCCCCAACCCGCGCGAGATCGTGCGCCGCTACGTCATCGGCTGGGAAGGCGTCACCGAAGGCCACATCGTCAACGGCGGCGACCCGCACCCGCTGGAGTTCGACCGCGACGCCTGCGCCGAGTGGCTGGCCGATCGGCTCGACATCGTGGCCGAGATCGTCAGCCGCCAGGTGGAAGCCTTCAACGCCTACGCCGAGCGGGTCGACCGCGAAAAAAAAGCGTAACGGCCTGGCTCGACGCCAACGCCAGCCCGTTCGACCCCGTGCCCGCGCCGCCCGAGGCGCGCGTCGCCGTGACGGCATGGAACCTCATGCGCGGGCTCGACTGGGCCGCGCTGCCGGTGGTGTGCGACATCTTCGGCATCCGTGATCCCGAGATCCTGATCGCGCAGCTCGCGGCCATCCGCGACGCGCAAGACGAAAGGAACCGATAGTGGCCATCGCCACCCTGACGATCGACATCGTTGCCAAGCTCGCCAATTTGCAGACGAGCTTCGACCGCGCCGCGCAGCTGTCCGAGCGCAACGCCAGGCGGATCGAAAGCTCGTTCAAGGCCGCCCGCAACGCGCTCAAGACCATCGCCGCCGGCGTGGGCCTGCAGCAGATCGTGCAGGCCTTTAACGGCATCGCCGACGGGCTGGCGCAGTTCAAGGACGTCAGCGAGCAGACCGGCATCGCCGTCGAGGAACTCAGCAAGATCGAGCCGGTCGCGCGCGGCGCCGGCATCGCTTTGGACGACGTCGCCGGCATCAGCCAGAAACTCAGCCGCGCGCTCACCGGCGTCGACGACGAAAGCCGCGGCGCCGGCAAGGCGCTGGCGCAGATCGGCATCGACCTTGCCAGCTTTAAGACCCTCGGCGCGGCCGAGCAGTTGCAGACGCTCGCCAAGGCGCTGGACCAGTTCGCCGACGACGGCAACAAGGTTGCCGTGGTGCAGGCCGTCCTCGGCCGCAGCGGCGCGCAGTACCTCTCCTTCCTCAAGGATCTGGCGCAGGCCGGCACGCTCGCCGCCACCGTCACCACCGCGCAGGCGCGCGCCGCCGACGAATACAACAAGAACCTGGTCCGCCTGCAGGACTCCGTGCGCTCCCTCGCGCGCGAACTCTCCGGGCCCGTCATCACCGCCCTGAACCGCTTTCTGCAGCAGGCCGCGCTGCTCGACTTCGACAAGATCCTCGGCGCCGGCCGCGGCAGCACCTTCGGCATCC